ATAGAGAAATATAAAAAAGCATTAAAAAAATACAGAGATATTACCGACGATGAAGAAGAACAACCAAAACCAACAAGAATAATACAACAATATCCAGAAGAAAATGAAACTGAAACAGAAGAAAAAAAAATTATATTTATTATAAAGCTATGTTTTCAGTTATAATAATATCATTATTTTTCTTCTTTTTATGTAAATCATAATGTCTCTTGGATATTTCTCTTTTTCTTGCTAAATATTCTTCTAAATTTTCTGATTTTTTTTTATTGTTATAATTATTAACTGCATTTCGTGTATATTGTGGTGTTTTATAAATTTTTTGTTTTTGGGTAGATTCTTCTGTAGTAATTTCATTATCTTGAATATTTTCCATTTTTTATTTCTAATATATATGAATATTTAAATTTCTTTAAATTAAACTTATATAAATTTTGTTAAAATTTTCATACATTTGATTCTTTAATTATTGTTATTGGTGATCCTCTATGTGTTGTTATTGGTGATGGTTGATTTGATGATATTATTATATTTGGTTGATTTTGGTCTATACTCCGTGTTTCAAAAGCGATCCCGCAACACGTGGATTTTTTAATTAATTTTAAAACAACTAAAGCCAAACTGGAAATAGCTGTGATAATAGCAACTACCCCAATTGCTAATAATTCAGTATTATTATCATCACTCATATTTTATTAACTAATATATAATTACATTAAAAATTTATTTAATTATGGTAATGGTAATGTCCCTTTAACTTGTTGTAATTTAATACTGTAATAATCATTAACATCTGTCTCGATTAACCCATCCGAAACCGCTCCCGATATTGTAAATTCGTATGCGTATGAATTATTAACTGGTAATAAAAATTCAACACTAATTTGATGATGTCCAGTTCGTTGGATTGATTGAGTATATGTTGATGTGTTAAATCCGTCATTTAAACTGAGTGTTAATACATTATTGGATCCATCACTAATACTTACATTAAAAATACAAGTAAATATGGTTGCAAATTCTGCAAATTTATTACTAAATGGATTTCCACTATTAGTATATAAATTAATACTTGAGGCTCCCGATTTTATAGTTTGTTGTCCTGATAAAAAATTATTACAAATCATACTATAATCGCCTCCGTTGTTTTCGAATTTAAAACCATTTACCCCATCGCTCGTAAGTACTTTATTAGTATTATCTTGTGATCTTACCCCTCCATTAAGTGTAATATATTTTAGGTTAGTTAAATCTGTTGTTGTTAAATTACTATTTCCATCTGCTAATACATTCATACCCACAAATGTAGCTTTTGTAGATAATGGATATGATGAAAATCCAGAACAGTTATTAAATATAACTTGCAACGGGGATACATTGTTTAAATTGATTGTTGCCCCATTTATACCGCAATTGATAAAGTAAATTGCACTTGCAAATGTATTTGGAACTGTTATATTACAGTATTCGTCGAATTCACAGTTAATAACGATTATATATTTTATTACGTTTTCTCCAAATATAATATTATTTATATTACCAAGAGATCCTGAAAAAACACACGACGAAAATTTATAACGACCAACACCTGCAAATGTTGAATTTCCTTTTATTTGTAAATTACTAAAACGGATTAAATCAGATGTTCCAGATACTGAAAATCCGTTTATGATTTCACAAATAGTACTGGAATAAATACCTGTCTGTGGTCCTGATAAAGCTATATTTATATTATCACTCATTACTATTTGTACTTCGTTATAACTGCCAGAACCTATATAAATAACATCTGCCTGTCCAGATAAATTTATTTTTGATTTAATTGTTTGTCCGGATAATGAATTTACAAAAAAGCTCAAATCCGTAATTTGTATATCTGGATTCCCAACGGTGTATAAAATATCATTGAAAACGTCTAATCCCGCGCCTAATGCGTAGGTACTTCCAATGTCTCCGGTTGCTCCTTTGTAACCCGTTTCTCCTCGATCTCCTGTTGGTCCTATTGGTCCCGTTTCTCCTCGATCTCCTGTTGGTCCTATTGGTCCCGTTTCCCCGATTGGTCCAGTGTTGCCAGTATCACCAGTAGGTCCAGCCGATCCCGTTGGTCCTTGAAATCCCGTTGCTCCAGTTAAACCAATAATATCAACATTACCCAAAAATAAAGCATTACCAGAACCTGATAACCCAAATTGACCCAAAAAACTCATTATTAAAAATTTATTTTTATTTATCTATTATATTATTATAAATTAAAAATTAAAAAATAAATATTTTATTAGTAAAAAGGTTTCTCGAATTATAAATTCAAAGAATCAGCTATATTACTTCCAATTTGTCCTATTTGTTGCAATCCTGGTAATGGTATATTAGCGGCTAATCTAAACGGGGCTGTCAATCCCTTAAAAAACCAATCACCAAAACCACTACCAGATAGTAAATGCTGTTTTAATTTTTGTGCATATTCTTTATTATTTGTATTATTGTAAATATCTAAAGTTCTCATATTTTGTTTAAATCTTTTATTTCTAATTCTGTCAATATGTTTCGCTAATGTTCCTGCTATTAAATGATGTTGAAATTTATTTAATGGTGTAAATCCTTTACCAGTTTCCTTTTTTGATTTTGGTTTTCGTCCTCTTTTTTTAATTGGTTTTTGTTCTGGTTCTGGTTCTACTATATTTTGTATAGGTAAATTATTATTTAATTCTGCTTTAGTTCCTTCAACAGCTTCTCTGGCATCTTCTTGTGCTAATTCTTCAGGTGTTCCGTCTTCTTTTAACATTTCAGTTATATCTTCTACCATTTTCTGCTCTTCTGGTGTTTCTATTGGTGCTAACGGTGGCATTTCACTATCAATAACCGCATTTTCTGCACTCTCGTTAATAGTTTCGTCAATTGCTTCCTCTCTATTTTTATTTTCATTTGCTTCATCTTCTGCATTTTCGAGTAATATGTCGTATGGTTTTCGCATTCTTAAATTATATTCTTCTTTATACATTTCTATATTTTTCTCAATTTCAATTTTAGAAATAGAATTATCACCCATTAATTTATCATTTACAAATTTTTTCATTTTTAAATCACCATCAAAACTAGTTTCTGCAATTGTAGATTTTTTAATTTCTTTTATTAATTGTTTTTTTATTGGTTTAGATTCGTCTATTTCTTGTATAATTCCTTTTGGCGGTTTTGTTATATTTGGTAGTATTTCATTAACAATAGAATCCCTTTGTGATGGATCTAAATCTAAAAAACGTTCAACTATTTCATTACGTTTTTTAATATCACGTTTGGAAATACCTTTTAATTTTTCCATAATATATTTTTGTTCTGTTGATGTTAAATTTGTAAATTCATCAGAAAATTTTAACTTCTCTGCTGGTGTTAATTTTGACATAATTATGTCTTTAACTTGTTTTAATTCTTTGTTTGTTGATGCATTTTTTTCTTGTTTTATATTTTCTAATATCATTAAATATTTTAATGGTTCATTTTTATATTCTTCTGCTTGTTTTAATAAATCTTTTTCCCTTGTCTGAAATGCTATTTCGTCTGCTATTCTTTGATTTATTTGCTCAATATCCTTTTGCGGTGCTCTTGAATTTGTTAATACTTGTTTTTGATATAATAAATCATTTAATTTATTAGTATTACCGAATTTTACAGATTCCTTAAATGCTTCATTACTAACTTTATTCTGTAATGTACTTATTTTCATTCTACGTTTATTTGATGAATTATAAACAGCTTTTTTTTGTTTTATTTCATTTTCTTCTTGTTTTTCAGCAATATATTTAAGTTTTTCAACTTTTTTAAGTGTTTCTATTGGTCGTTTTCTATAGGATGATTTATTGGAAGATTCATTTAATAAATATACGTATTTATCCATTGTAAGAAATTTTTTACTATTAATATTAACAAATATATTTTTAATCAAAGAAAAAATTTTTTACATTATTTATTTTCATTATAATAATGATTAGGGTTATCACTATTAAATCCTTTCCCTTTAGCCAGAACATTTAATTTTGCTGCCAGATCTGTAGTTGCTTTAAAAATACGTTGTGATGTTGGTGATAAATCTCGTTGTAATCCTGTAGTATCTTGTTCAACAAATTTTATTGATTCTGGATTTTCTCTTTCTAATGGGGGGTTTGCTATTATTAACGATTTAATATATCTTTGACAGTTATTTTTCATAGGATCATAACTAAAATAATCTGCCCCCATAAAATTCTGTGCATTATCTAAAAATTGTTTAAATGTTGTATTAAAATTAAACGGTGTATTTAATTCCATTTTTTCAGCTGATTGGTTAATATTAGGATATTCGTGTATATTTATTACTTCGTTTTTTTCTAATAATATTGGAACATTATTATCGAGTGTAATAACCATCATTAAATGAAACATATCATCATATCCATATCTATTTTTAATTTTATTAAATTGTCCTAAAGAAATTGCATTAACTAAAAAATTAACTGGTTTTGCTAATTTTTCTCTATATAGACAAATATCAACAATTTTATTATCACCATATTTATTAATAAGATCTCTTTCTGCAGGCGGATAATTATCTCCTCTTCCACTAAAAACACCAGTTACACGATCTCCTACATTTTGAACTAAATTTTTAGTCTTTTGATAAGCCTTTTTTAAAAAATCAGCCAGACCGCCTCCCTCTGCATCTTCTAAAATTTTTAATTGTTTTTTTGCTTTTTCAAATGTCATTCCTCTATTTGAATACGTTTTTCCAGTATCAATATTTTGGACAAGATATTTGTTTTTAGTTGATTTTACTAATTGGTAAGGCATTGAATTATAATTTTGTAAAAAAAAATCTATAAAAAATATTACTTAATTATAAGATAGAAAATAATTAAATAAAATGATTTCATTTAAAAATGGTATTAGACTTGCAGAAGTTGAAAAAAGCAAAAAAGATAAGAAAAAACCAACTATTATTTATGTAAAAGACGATGAAGGACAGAAACCAGAACACAGTAATAAAAATAAAGATGATTTATTACCAAAATCATTTTACACATCAATTAAAGGAGCAACATCGCACGGGATTATACTTTTAAAAAAGGCAATTAGAGATAATAATCCAGATTTAGTTATTAGATATGATAAATTATATACCGCCTATAATATGGCTATGGATATTATTAATGATTTAGACAAAAAATATTTTTCAATACCCAAAGAAGATGGAAAATTAGTTCCAATACCTATGGAAAGTAGTACTCGTATTGCTGTTTTTGGACCCAGCGGGGTTGGTAAATCGACTTGGATATCTTCATTTATGAATAAATACAACGAATATTACCCTAAAAATGATATATTCATATTCAGCCCTAAAATTGATGACCCTGCATTTAAAAATATAAAAAATTTAAATTATGTTAAATTGGATGAATCTATTCTTGAGGATCCTTTAGATGTATCAGAATTTAAAAATAGTATTTGCTGTTTTGATGATATAGAAAGCATAACCGATAAACGACTTAACGAAGCTGTTAGAATATTTAGAAACCAATGTTATGAAATTGGACGATCTCCAAGCAACATAACAACGATAGCGGTTCATCACGTTATTTTAGCAAGTGAGAAAACAAAAATTATTTTAAATGAAAGTGATGAAGTTGTTTTATTTCCTAAATCGAATTTTTCACAAATTGAAAGTCTTTGCAGACGATATTACGGAATGACAAAAGACCAATTAAATTATATTAAGGATATACCCTCTCGTTGGGTTGTTGTAAAAAGAAGTTTCCCAACAACAATTATATCAAATAATGCTGTTAAAGTTCTTTAAGATGTTAGTTTTAATATTAAATCCTTTTCAGTTCTATTATTTCGTAATGTTATAAATGTTAATATACTAACCAAATAATCTGCGTCATTTGACTGATTTAACATTAATTTTTTATATTGTTCTATTGTTAAATAACGAAATCTCGCCCTGATTGACGAGTGTTTTCCACAAGTATTTATACCATCTTTTAATCGTTGAAATCTATACGGATTAAAAATTACTTTATAACCTTCATTTTTAGCCTGATTATAAAATTTCATTAATAAATTGTCTTTTGTTAATGGATCGCTACTATATTGTAGTTCCATATCTGGACTAAATCCATATGGATCGAAATGTTCAATTGTATTTGTTTCTGGATGGTATAAAATACAAATCCAATGTCCATTTGTAGATGATTTTACAGGAAATAACACAATACAAGCATTATGTTCTCCTATTACCTCTCTAATATGACTGAAATTTAATAATTCTTTATAAAGATGAATTGGGCAATTCCCGTTGGTAGTTAATTCAACATCTTGTCCAGTTAGATCATTAACATAAATTTCTTTGATTACTTTATCCATTTTATTTTATTACTATATAATAATAAATTAAAAATAATTTTTTAAAAATGAGTTTATCAATTTATAACAGTACTACAAGCCCCTTAAATAATGGTGATATATTTGAGGGACAAGTATATGATAATATTTTAGATTTTGCTGAAATTAATATTTCTATTAATTGTGATGTTGGTTATACTATCACATATATATATAGCCAAGATAAAATTAATATTAATTATATTGATACTGAAATTATACCCGCATCTGCTGTAACAACATTTATCAAAAAATCAGTTTATGACAGATATTTTAAATTAAAAATTGAGGCAACTGATGGAGATATGACTATTTTTAATCTACAAACAATATATAAAACTAATATATCATTTGACGAAAATAATGCAATTGGAAATAATGTTAATATTGTTTCTCAATCTGCTGGATTGGGATTAGATACAACTTTACAAACAATTAACGCAGGACAAAAAACGATTGGAGATTTGAAAATTTGGAATAATGCGAGTGTTTTGTTAG